GTTCTCGCTGTGGTTGAACGCGATGCTGCCCCCTATCAAAGCGCCTGTGGCTGTAATGCCGTCCAGCCACATCTGTAGCGAGTTCACCACGGCGTCGATCAGCCTGCGGTTGCCTGGCTCGTCCACCTTCTGCCAGATGGTAAGCACAAGGCTGTTGCCAATGAAGTCGAACATCCGGCGCACCGGAATGAACATGTCCTTCACATCCGTGTTAGCCGGAAACGCTGCCGTGCGATTGCCCCAGCTTCTCCAGCCACCGATCCAATTGAGCGCAGTAATAACGCCTTGGCTGTTAAGCATGTTAGCGTCAGTCAGATGCATCGGCAGTTCGCTCCCATCAGCCAGCTGCAGCGCGTTCATTCGCATCGGCTTGTTACTCGGCGATTGATACGGCAGACCGTCACCACGATAAGCGTCCGTCCACTGCATCAGTGGCCCTTGCTGGCTGGCGTAATGAAACCGTTTGGTTACTGCAGCGGTCGCACCAGGCAATCCTGTGCTGACACCGACTAGCGTTGGATTGCCGAACAAGCATTGCTGCCGAGGAAAGGCGATGTTGTTGTCGTCTTTCCATTGCTTCACGTCTTGTGGCTTTGTTATTGTCGCTGTGTCCACGTCGATCAGGCAGGTGCAAGCAAAGCAACCATTGATGTTCTCGCACTTCGCTTCCATGGCCGCAGCCACTGTGGCGTCACTCGAAAACTTCGGGCAGATGATCACGCCTGGCACCATGCCGGTTGCTTGGAATACGTCCTCGATGACTTCCAAGCCTGTGCGGTTACCGTTACCGTCGATGCCACCGATCACGTCAGCAGCTGTTATCGGCGTGTTACTCGGACTCTTGCCGCCCACTTCGATCTGTGCGTTATCAGTGAGGATCGCACCTCCAACGATCCGTGTTACAATGACTGTGCCTGCCTTCGATACACTCAGCAGGTAGTCCGTGCCTTCAACGTAGGTCGTCGCGCCAGTGGCATCGGTCACAGTAACGTCCCACAGAATCAGTTCCAGTAACGTGTCCACCTGTCCACCGACCAGAGTGAAAGGCGCAGGCGGAACAGTAACAGCGCCGGTCTCCGGATTGTTCACCGCCACATAGATGACAGGGAACACGCCGAACTCCACGAATACCGCGTCCATGTGCTCGCAGATATCGTAAACGTCCCAGTTGTTACTGTAGCCTAGCTCCGCCACCGCGTCCTCATAACGGTTGTAGATGCGCGGCCTGTTGATGTAGTCCTTGCCATTCGGCGACAGATGCAGCGGCGCAGCGCCGAACACGACATTGACACCCGCGTTAGCTTGAACGGGTGCGATGACACTTGTGGGAACGTCAGCCCAGCTGACGCCATGTTTGAATGGTCCTAGATTAGGCATATTGTTTCTTCAGTTGAACGCTTGGAGGCGTGGGTTGTTTCTTCGGTTGCGCGAGCCACTTCTGAATCTCGCGATAGAAAGTAACATAGCGACCTGTGGTGCCTTGCATGTTATGGCCGTAATCGAACCGCAGTTGATGCAGCACTTCAGCGATCTTCTCCACAGGCACGATCATTTGCAGCACAGATGGGCACTCGGCGATTGCCTGGTAAACGTTCTGGTCGTTGATGCCATCACGGAACGTCTTGCTGTAGTAAAGGCCGTAATGCCGGATCATTGGCCCAAGGTAGATCACTTGGCCTGTGATGCGCGGTGTTACGCTGTCGGTTTTACCTGCCATGATCTTGTCCGATTCTAAAGTCATTGGCCCGCGTGTCAATTCAGTCTCGCGCGGCCACGGCGCGTGCGGCTCAACGTGATGGGTCGGCCTCATGGCGTTGTCTCCGGCTCCGGAACAGCGAAGCCGAGGTCTCCTATGTTCGGTGTCGTCAAATGAACGCGACCTTCAGGATATTCCGCTGGCACGATCCCGAATGTCTCAGCATCCGGCAACGGCCGGCCACTCGGCATCTCCCAGTTAGTCGTCATCTCGGCAATGAAATGCGGAAACGTGTCTGCTTCGATTAGCTTCCAGTCGATAGGCATGACAATCGGATAAGCGTCATCGAGCGCGCCTTGCCCGTAACTTGTTAGCGCGGCAGTCAGCATCTCTGTTATGTTCACGCAATCCTGATAGCCACCACTGTTAGGGTTCTCGTCATACATGTGCACGAAGATGCGCACCGTCACGATTGTCTCCTGTGTTTCAGCGCGTGCGCTTACTGCCTGCACGATCACCGAAGGGAAGTTCGACATTTGGTCGATAGCGATCTCGCCTGTTACCGTGCGAGGCACACGACCGCGTTCCACTCGAGGCTTCACCTTTAACGCCAACGTCTGCGCACGCTCAGTAGGATCGTAACTCACCGGCTCGTCATCCGGCCCTTTCACAATAGGATGTTCCGGCTGTGTTGCCTGCGATAAGTTAAGCGTAGGATTGTCGAACCGATATCCTGCCACCAGTTGCTCGATGAACTTAACCAGCGTCACTTCCAAGTCGTAAACGCTTTGTGCGCGACGAACGAATTGCGGTGGTGTTATCGGCTGAGGTGTCACGGTTTAGCTTTGTAGTTGGTAGTGATCAGCCAGACAGTCAGGAAGAACCATCCAGCCGCAGGCCAGCTCAGTTGCGGCGTTCCGAACTCACTAGGCGCATTCAACGCACCAGCAGCGAATGAGAGTGCTGCCAAGACTAAGGCAGCGAGACCGACTTTTGTTTTCATGTGTTTACCTTCCTATAGGTGGCCTGTCAGTAAAAGGATGATCACAATCAGCAGCACAAGTCCAACGCCGCCGAATGGGTAATAGCCCCAGCCCGTGTTATACGGCCAGCGCGGGAACGCGCCTAGCAGTAACAAGATCACGATGATCAGTAAAACAGTGCCCATGGTTCAATGCGCTCCTACATAGACTGCGAATGTTACGAATGACGCTCCGAGGCACAGCCAGTTGATTGCTCGCGGTGTGCCTGCCGGAACGAACACCACAGGCGCTAAAGCGCCGATCAGGAATGAAACTGCACCGCACAGTAACAGAACTTTGTATCCGCTCATGAATGACCTCCTGCGTTTCTCATCACGCGATTGATTTGTTGATCTATGCTCTTCGCTAACTGGTCGCCCATCGCTTTGTTAGCCGCAGGCGCGACCGAAGGTTGACTTGCCATGATCGCTGCGCCTATGGCCAACAGCTTACGAATCGGCAGCGACCGTGTCGTCTGTCGCACGAACGGCCCCAGGTATTGGTTGGTCCTAGCAATGAACCCATGCGGTATGTCGCCACCTTGGCCTCTGCGCACTTCCACGTGCATCATGCGCTTGCGCTTTGTTACCGTCGAAGGCCGCACTCGAAACTTGTTCAAGGCAATCATGGTATCCTTGATCTCCACCTGTCCAGATAACCGGCCTGTGTTAGCACCGCGCACCTTAACAGGAATGTCCTTGGCACGAATGATGTATTCCTTGCGAATCTCCCGCTTGATAACCGTCCTGCCTTTGTCCAAGGCCCGATTGATAGCAGGCGCCAGCACTCGTGGCACACCGTTCTTAATGTCCAGAACAGTGCGTTCCAGTTTCCGTATCTGAGACGGATCGACTGTTACAACGACCATGGCTAGTTCTTCCCGTAGTAAGCTGGCTGCGACCGTGTCATCGACAAGGCCAGCACGTAGCACGACTCCTCATCTGTGCAGTCCAGCACCTCCCACGGTTGGTTGGCGGGCGAGTAAATGATCTCGCCCGCCACGGGCATGCGAGGCAGGTATTTGTGTTCGATATGACACCGCACGTCTCCCATGTAAACGCCATGGATCTTGACGAGCGGTAACTCCTTAACGGCTTCCTGATCCCACACCACAGGCGCATCGAAGACCTTGAAGCCGCCATGGCCGTCTGAGATACGGAACTCGCGTGTTATCGCCATCTGCGCCGTGTTAATGAAGATGCGCGACAAGTCAGACGCGAACTGTTCCCGTAGAGCCATGTTTACAATCGTGTTACGCTTTAGGCTTTGTTCTTCCGATCCTTCTTAATCGCCTTGACGATGTCGGCCTTGTGACTGATCCCAGTCAGGTCAACGCCTTCGTTGTCAGCGATCTCCTTCAGTTGATCGACCGTCGCGTCATCCAAGTCGGAGTTGTCAACGGCGTTACCGTCTTCTGCTTCAGCCTTTGCTGCTTTCCAGTTGGCCGTGCTGTCGGTTTTCTTGGCTTCCTCGGCTTTCTCAGCCGCTTCAGCCCTTGCCGCATCAGCTTCCTCTGGGCCACCTTCAATCTCGCCTGTCAACGAGTTAAGGACCGCGTCGCCTTGCACCATCGCTGGGTAGGTCAACGCCAATGCTTCAATGACACGGAACCCGAGTATGTCCGCAGGCATCGGCAACG